ATTAGCGGCTGATGGGGTGGCTGTTGCTGTCGTGCCTGCAGCCGACGCAGCTGTTGGGATTGTAATAACGCCATTAGTAATTGCAGCAGGAGTACCAGCATTATAAATAGAACCAGTAATCACGATATTGCTTGCTGCAAATGCGGCATTTACTGATGCACTCATAGCTGTAATTGTCCCAGCAAAAGGAGCAGAAAATATCGCCGTTACTGCCCCAGCAAGAGCAGTTATAGTCGCAAGGTTGACTTGAACTACATATTGAGTCCCTATTGGCACTGAACTGAATGTTTTAACACCACCTATGGTTTGTGTCCCAGCACTCAGGATTATATTAGCAGTAGCGGCGCCTGGATCCGGAAGAGTATAAGTAGTTGCTTGACCCACAGCGGCATTTGTAAGTGTAGATTGGAAGTTACTGGCATTATTGGTCGCTATAAATCTTAAACTGCCATTCGCTGCAGTAGTTGGGAGTATAACTACGCTTCCAGGGATTGCTGTAAAGCCTACAGTTAATACACCTGCGGTGTAAAGTAACGCTGTGCTTGTATCAAGATCACCCTGTGCGGTTGTAATGGCTACAGAGTTGCCAGTAAGAGCTCCGCCACCGCCAGAAATCAAGTTTGCATATGTGACTTCGCGAGGTAAGTATTGACCACTGTTAGGTCCTGAAGTTTGTTTTTGTTGGATCAGAATTCTATCTGTTGCTGCAACCGTTGTTACAACTTGACCTTCAGCTCTTACGACACCAGCGCGCATGACTTAACCATTTGAATATTATGCTATAAATACTCTACACTGGCGAAATCTATAAATCAAACTTAAATATCAGTGGGTTAGAGGAATTATTGCTGTTGTTGCTGCATTCTATGTTTATCTACGATCTCTTGTAACTCCATTGCTGAAGGTCGCGTTTTATTAACTGGGACAGCATTAGGATTTTCGGCTTTATGCTTGTCTACAAGGGTTTGCAATTCTTCGGGCGATCTCCGCTTTGGTGAAGTTTCTTGTGCCTGCGGCCCTTTAGAGGTTTGAGCAGTAGTGTTTTTCACATCATTTAATAATGATTCAAACGCCTGCGCTTTTGCATCTGGATTTTTAATTTTTATAGCGGCTTTCAAACGCTTATCCCATTGAGGATCTAAGATCAAATCTACTGCAGCTTTATCATATAACCCATTCGTGAGTTTATTGGCTAAATCTTTAGCAAATTTGATCGGTCCCGATGTCTTGGATGCGATTTTAGCTTGAGAAGCGGCTTGCTTAGTCGATATTGGTTCAATTAAGTTTTTAAATGCAGTGCGCATATCCACAAGTTTACGCTGCGCATCAGGATTCCCCTCTAATGATCTATATATATCTTTAAATGACTTATCATCCTTTAAGATCTTTTTATAAAAATTTGCCCCTCCTTTATTAGTGGAACCTGTTTTATCTTTAATCTTATTAACTACTGCATCTTTTTGCGCTTCCTTCCGTGCTTGGGTATAAGTAGGGTTTACTTCATCTAAAGCATCCACTAATTTCTTTCGAGTTTTACGTAAAACACCTGCTAATTGTTTAGGTGCCTTTTCAATCTGATCATCTAATACACGCTTCACTCTATCTAATACTTTAGTGCTATTCTGTTGGAAGCCTTTTAGTTCGGACTTGTAATCCACATCTTTTAAAACCTCTTTAACGGTTTTAGCCAACTTAGGTTCATCTTGCATTAGTTTTGTGAAGGTCTCATCAGGCAATAGAATGGGATCAGCTTTTGAATAAAGCGCTTTTGTTTTATCCGTAGTCCCTGCCGGTGCAATCGTACTATATAAATCTTCTATCGCATTAGAAATTTGTGGCTCACGTTTTTTACCAGCTTGATATAAGGCTTCTGAAGTTGATGGATGTACACCGGATTGCCCTTCATGTGCTGCTACAAAAGGATTTCCTGTAGTTTCGGACGGGCGTAATTGGAAACCTAATCTTTCCCCAGCTTCTTTAGCTGCAGTAGCTTCATTTAGATCAATATTCCTATAATTGTTCATAGCTGCTTGAGATGGTGAAGGGAGTAAGTTTCGTTGTAAATACGCGGCACCTTTAGCCACTGCTGATGCTCCACCTGGAGCCAGACCACCAATCAATCCTGCGGTAATTTCAGCAAGAGTGCTATTAGGATATAATTCGCGAGCGCCTTGAACTCCTATACCTGCAGTGATAGGAGCTAGAGCTTGAGTGATTGTTTGTGGCGATAGTTTTTGTAATGCTTTAACTCCTGGATAAGCTTTACTAGCAACTTTAGTCCATCCACCTGGTGCAGCGAATTCAGTGGCGGTGTCTTCAAAGCGTTCTTGCATATTGCGAGGCTTAGTTAAGCCTCCTGTCAGCGCATCTGCACTTTCACGTATAAATTGAGACGGCATACCTAATTCTTCGCCACCTAAACGTGTCCAAATTGGATTAATCGCCATATTAACAGCATCCCCAATACCAGCCGCACCAGCCGCTAAGTTTTTTGCAGTACGCAATTCACTACGTACGATCAGATCAGCTAATGTTTCCGGCTTTTTTTGTGTTTTCATAATAAGCCATGCTCTCTTGCATATTTTTCATTAGCCTCGTAGGCCTTCTCAGCTTTTTTTATGACTTCTTGTTCAGCAATTTCTTTAGCAAAGATGTCTCCACGTTTCTTATAAAACTGATTAAATGTACCTTCGAAAGCATTTAAGTTACCATAGGTATCAAAATATTTTTCCGCAGAAGTAGCGTAAGCTTCACTTGCCCTACTTAATCGTTTGAAATATTCAACGATCTGTCTGTTACCTTCCGGAGTATTTGCCAATGATGGCACCATCTCTTTTAGGAATTTTATATCTTTATCTGATACAACTCCGCCCCCCATTTGTTTAGCAAAATCTAATACTATTTTAGCAGACACCTTCCTAATCAATTCACCAGCAGCTACATTCTCAGGATCAGCCAGTCCCAAATATTCACCCAATTGTTTCGCTGCTAATCTAGCATCACCGGCAAAACCTGTTTGAAATTTTTCAGAAGCTTCAAGAAGTGAGTTTAACCCTTCATTCATATCACGAGCAGCTTCTAATTTCTTAGTGATATTCGTCTCTTTAAACTTATCGAATGTTTTTTGATTATGTACAGCCACCTCTTTAAAAGGAGCTTCAGTCTTAGGAGGATTGGTTCGTAGTGAATAATCAAGAAATTCATCTGCAGTTTCTCTTTCTTCTGGCACTTGTTGCTCTTGTGATGCATTAGCCCCCTGGACCGGAGCTTGAGCCAATTTCAATGCTTGCTCTTCTGTCATCTCACCTGGAGGTAATCCCATATTAGCCAAAGGCGCATTCTGAGTATTAGATCGTGTATTTTGAGCCCCCATTGCTGTATTAGTACGCACCCCCCCTATATTAGTTGGCACTCCATCAACAGCTGGTCTATTACCGGTGAATTGGCCTGCGCGGCTAGAATATATTGTAGGTCCTCCTCCACGTAATTTGTCTTCAACAAGTTTTTCTTGGGTGCCGATCGTATTAACAAATGCGGGAATATTAGCGAACCCACCTCCCGCTTCGAGCGCCCTAGCTGTAATCTCTTGATTCGTAGCATTGGGATTCGACCGGATGTAATCAGCTAGTTCTCGGAACTTATGTTCTTCAGTCTGTTTGATTTGCTGTTTCTGCTTCTCAATATTCCCTATCTCCTGCTCCCTAAAGATCTTAGCAGCCTGCACATAAGCATCTTGAGGTGCCATACCACTAGCTATTAATTGCCCAGCAATACCAGAGGTGTTAGCTTGTCCAGGACGCACTCCTTCTGCAGCTAATTGCTGTTGGTTTTGATTCCAAAGTTCACCTAATGAATCGAACATTATCTAATTCTCCATTGATTGTCTGGACTCACCCAAGGCAACCCAGGATCTTGCTGTTGTCCAAAGTTACTATTGGCCGACTTTTGGAAAGCCCCTACAGCTCGTGTAAACCTATTCGGATTAGCAGCTGTTGGGCCAATATTGCTCCCCATAGAACCACTCAAATACGGGGCTAATAATTCATTGTACCCTGCTAATTCTCCATATTCAGGGGAATTTGTGAATTGTCCATAGCCACTAGCATTATTAAGACGTTGTTGATTAAAGTTCTGAATATTGCCGCCTATGCGTTCTTGCTGCCCTAAGAAATTATTTTGCAATGCTAAGGCGTTTTGTGTGTTGCGGCTTCTTAAAAAGTCATCAAGCCCCACTAATGCTTTACTACGATCACTCTCCAGTGCATCAAGCCTGCGCTGGAATCCAGTTGAGGTATGAGGATTTGTTTGGCTGCCCATAGCCGCGCGTTGTGATTGTATGCGCTTAGAGTTCGTATCGAACTCGTTATTAAGAGCTTGCCTAGTGAATTCTCCTTGGTCTTGGAATGGTTGCAAATATGCTGCGAGTCCTTGAGGAGACAATGTGGCGGCGGGATTCCCGTACGCCTGTGCGACGCCTTTTTGTAGTTGGTTAGGTTCTTCTAAAATCCCGAGTTGATGCATCCCATTGTCACCATTTGCCTGTTGCAGTTTCTGCCATTCGGAAGAGAAGTATGGGTCATTAGGATCTAATCCAAATTTCTCAAAGAATGATTTAAGATCTGGATGGAAAGCATTCCCTACAGCCTGAAATCTCCCTTCAACTTGATTTTGTTGTGTAGGGCTTAATGCTCTTTGACCCGCGACTTGGCTTTGTTTCTGTGGTTGCGCCTGTCTAGATTTACTCCCAGGGAATACAGCATTAAGGACATTCGGGATGGCATCCTTTGCAAAGTTCAAAAATTCGAAAGACATTTTTCTTTTCCTAAAACGCGTTTAATACAATTCTTCTCCATGCTAGAGTACCAGCATTATCAATCAAAATATACTCAAATGTTGCTGTTAAGACTCTGTCATATATAGCATCTTGCGCTTGCACATCAGCGGAATTGACAGGAGCGACTCTGTCATTTCTAAGACGTCCTTTAATATAAAAGGAAGTTAATGACCTAGAAAGTTGCCGCATTTGTGCTTCCAGTAAAGCAATCCTGCGAATAGCTTCTTCAATGGTATTAAAAGATTGGTCAATCGTATTAAATGCTGAGTTTATCATATTTACCTCGGCGTACTGGTTCTAAGTTCTTCAAAAAACCTCTCAAACCTAAAACCAATTTCATTATCAAATGTAAATTTATACTGCCTTTGGCGTCCGTTTGCGCGTAGTTCGATTTTTTGGGTTGTGTCATAAATTGGATATGCCCCAAATGTACGAGGTGTTAATTGCCCATCGTATTCTTTGGTGTAGATAGTCATATCACATAATAGAGCGCCCGTTTGGGGCGTGCCTATCGGCAATACGGCCATACTTGGTATCACACGCAGAATTTGTTGCATGAACTCACCAAATTCTATTGTAATTAGAAGTAAGGCTTCCTGTCATAGGTGCGCCGTCATCAGTATAATCACCTCTAGACTCATGTAGGTATAAGGTACTATTGATTACTGGATTGCATTGGCCAAATGCCATGTATTGATTGCGATTAGCGTTATTAGGGTCTTCAGATGCGGTGCGAGACAATGTGCCATTAGTAAAATGGCCTTCAGCCCAATTCCAAATTACATAAGTATCTGGCTCTTCTGATGCCCCGAATGGTGCGAACCACCAAATCTCATCATATGCGACTGATTTATGAGCAAAAGTATGAAAAAATGCACTTCGATTAATATTATTAAAGAACCATTCGGATAACGTGTTATTTGGGATAATCGAAGCAATTGATCCGTTATATACATAAAAGTTTTCCTGACCAAGCCACACTACATTATCTTGCACTGAAGTTGCCGCTTGTGGTCCTAGCAACCCATCCGACACCATAACATTATCTATAAGCCAAACATCAGGCTCTCCGACAAACGTCATCCTATGTACACTAGATTCTGTGAAAATCACATATTGGCCTTTGCAGTACTCGCTGGTTAATAATCTCCCTGCAGACTTCAACTCTTCATCAAAAAAGATAATAGCTGGATCTAATATCCAATTAGTTATGTCGTTGGTGGAGGTGATCGCATTAACGGCTCCTGCGGCCCCAAATACTACAACTTGATCATTCATAACCGCCACGTAATTAATCGCAGTAGGACAACTACCTGCAGTTTGCAATACTGGCGCAGTTGATATGTTGCCGCCCCAAACGTATAACCCCGATTGATTGCCAGGAGTAAGAACTACACTGTTATCTAACTTATCAAATGACCAAATCCTTGGTGAAAAATACCCCGAAGTGAAAGCCTTTGGAGTGCCATATGTGCCAGCTCCATACAAACCGCCTCCATAACCCAATCCAGTATTATATGCACAAATCCCCGCTGCAATCTGACCTCGTACAGTTGTAGCCGCCCCACCGGCAGTAGCCGCTGAAGAAGTCGCGAAATTGCCTGATGCATCAGCAGTAGTAGAGTAATATGAATAGGCATTGGTAGATACATTTCTAATTACTGCTTCGATATTTATATCCCCTACTGCAAACCCACCAAAAGCTGCTGATGCAGCAATTGCTATTCTGTCGCCATCTAAAAAGCCATGAGCTAATTGCGCAACAGAAATAACGCGTGTTGCTAGATTAACCGCAGCGCCTCCACCGGTTGCTGTACTTGTCGCTGCCGTTGCTGAAGCAGTTTGATAGGTAATCGTAGTAGCAGTTACGGTTGATATCGAATAAGTCCCATTAATATCGGCAGCAGCAATGCCGCCAACTGCTCCTGCGACTCCAGTAATTCTGATGATATCACCCATCTTAAACAATCCTATAGCAAATGGTGCTACAGCGACTGTAATAGTCTTGGTATTAATAGTTGTAGTTA